TCCACCAAGGATCTGGTCGACCAGTTGTTCGTCAATCTCCGCACTCTCGGTGATGGCAACAACTCCTTCGTTCTCGGGTATCTCTCTGCATGTCTCGCGGACATCGCAGACAAGGGTGTGGACGAACTGACCCACATCGTCGACTTCACCAATCAGCAGGTCGAAGCGAATGCATACAACAAGCGTGCTGATGCTCGTCGCCAAGAGTGGGTCGACCAAGAGTTTGCTGCATAGGGAGTTTCCTTTCCTTTTCCTCTCTGTGCACCCCATGGTCCCTCTGTCAGCAATGGCAGGGGGATCATTTTATTTGTAATAAGATGAAGAAAAGTGTTGACTTCCACAGCAAATCGAGGTATACTGACTATGTCGTCTTTGAAAGAAAGGTTTAAATTATGGCTTACGAATACACACTAGCAGACGTTTACAAGATATTTCAACAAGCGGAAGACAAGGTAGCACAACTCATTGAGTTCCGCGACATGAAATTACCGTACAATATCAATTGGGACAGGATAATTGAAATTAATTCAGGAAAAGGCAAATGAGTTGTTGACTTTATCCCAAAAATAGGGTATACTGGTAGTATAGTTAAAAAGGAAAAGTTATTATGAATACCGAATATTTCTCCGTTGGTTGTGAACAAGATTACCTCAAGGGTCGGTCGGCGAATGCCCTCCTTCCCCTGAACACCCCAGAGAACACACGTGATGTTCCCTGCGAAGGTTGTGCCAACATCGACCGTTGCGCTGCTCGAATGACCGAGTGTGTCGCTTTCCGTCAGTGGACTGCTCTGGGTGACTATCTTGACAAAGACGTCATGCGCCTCCTTCGCGTCCCACGTGGCGTGTAAGTGAGGTAGCAGTACTCTCTCCAGAGAAAGTGAGCTATGGAAAGTTGGACAAGGTACCCGAGCCGCACGAGGGGTTAAGCGCCCACTTGCTTCAACATCGTCTCAGTCTTCGATCAAAAACACTTCCCTCTCCCGCTACACACTTTCCTATATAATGCCGAATTAATTTTTTTGCGGCCAGATTAGGACTCTAAAAGGTTCAACATGTTTATCCATTGCAATCGTAATTGTGCTGTCATGGCAAACCTTCGCTGTGGGTCTACCAACATGTTTAACTACTTTAAACAGGAAACACCACACGGGTTTGGTATGCGCGACTGGATGCTGCACCACAATCCCATATTGGTTCTTCGTAACCCTATAGACCGTGTTGTTTCCTCTATGCCATTCTTATGCAATGGACCACCGAAGTTACGACTCGAGGAGTTTGCTCGACATTCTGCACCGTATCTACATAATCTAAAAGTAAATAGATTTCTTACCATTGACTTTATCGATGTTAATTTTCGTATTATAGATTTCTATGACCTCGAGCAGTATATTCCTAGGATAGATACTATGCAGAAGCAGTCTGTTCGAACGAATACACGACACTATACTACAACTGCAGCAGATGTTTATGTAGAGAATTCGGTATACACTCTACAGGACTTGGAACGATGCGTTGAGGTTTATAACCAATTGATGGCAACTCGGGAGAGGGTTCCAGTAGAAGAATGGAAACAATGGAAGAGTTAAATGACTAAGAGTTACGGACAAAGTTGGTATAGTATAAACCTCGGACATGCAGGCAAGACGGTAAAGTGGAGTCAGTCTGACTCTGAAGACCGTTTTGATGCCAACATGGCAGACCCAGCAAAACGAGCATTGCTAGAGGAGTATGGATGGACGCGAGACAGTATTTCTTACACATTCAATAAAGATGGGTTTCGGTCTGAGGAGTTTACTTACGAACCGAACGACTCTGTGCTTTTCCTTGGGTGTTCCCTTACTGCAGGGATAGGTGTAGATCTAGAAAGTAGTTGGACGTATAAAGTAGCGAGTAGCCTTGGACTTCGTCATTATAACCTTGGTATAGGAGCGGGGTCGTCGGATACGTGTTTTCGTTTGGCACACCACTGGATTCCACTATTGCGTCCGAAGTATGTTATGATGCTAACACCCAAAGTAGGGAGGATGGAAATCGTGTTGGATAACCATATTCTGAATATTATGCCGAATGCATCGTATCTACCAGATTCTGTTACTGCCAAGATTAACGAATTTTACCATGGTTGGTTGTCGCACCCTGCTAACGCAGAGATGAATCAGTTGAAGAACGTGATGGGGGTTCAGACCATCTGTAATAGCATTGGCGTTCCGCTAATAGAGATGCCAATGGAGAATGTTAGTGGTGATTTAACGATCAATCGCATTGAGGGTCGAGACCTGATGCATCCAGGGAGAGAGTGGAACGAAGTGGTTGCTTCTCGTTTTTTGGACAAAATATAATTGAAAAAAGACAAATGAGGGCTTGACTTCTGCCTTGTTTTGGGGTATACTGTGTATATGATAAAAAAGGAAATTGATATGACTGAACAAAAAATACTTGATGCTCTCGCCATTGCACCTGATGCCTTTGACTACATCTATGAATGCGTCTCTGGTACTCATGGTGAAGAACTCCGTGAATATGTTGATGGACTTATGATGAATGTCTGGGCAGGAACTCGCCTTCACCCTGATGATGACTTCGAAGAAATAATTAATATTGTGCTTGACGACCTAATAGGGGCTTGACTTCTGTTGCGTTTTAGGGTATACTGTCTGTATTGGTTATGAAGGAATTGAATATGAATATCACAGTAACGGGAATGATTGGTCGTCGCGCCGAGAAAGCGAAGTTGATTAAAGCAGCAGAGTTTTTTGCAGCGCAACTGATGGACCCTCGTATGGTTCAAAATCTGACACTAGATATCGAAGTTTGGAAAAACTTTGACCTCGAAGGTGAGTGCGTCGATGAGGACGGCACGAAGAACCCTCGCTGGTTCACGATCGGTCTCAAGAACCAAGACGTGAATGAAATGATCAAGGTTCTTGGTCACGAGATGGTTCACGTCAAGCAACACGCGAAGAACGAACTCGCGACTGGTCATGCGGTCGCTGCTCGTGGTGGTCTCAAAATCTACAGCAAGTGGATGGGTCAAATCTGGAAACCAAAGGGCAAGGAAGATGCCTATTTCGATTCTCCTTGGGAGATCGAGGCATATGGTCGCGAAGTCGGTCTTTATCACAAGTGGTGTGCAGCACAGGAGGCAGCATGATGAATTTAAGTCGCAAAGAACGTATCACTGCATACATCGCTAAGTGGATTGTTTTGAACATCGCTTGTCGTATCAATGCAACTGCCGTATTGTCGCTCAGTGTAGAAGCAACACGAATATACAACGGAAAGCAAAATGCCAGCTAGATTTCTAATCAGTGATACCCATTTTGGACATACCAGCACATGGGAAAAGTTTACCCTAGAGGATGGTAGTCCTCTCCGTCCTTTCACCTCCACCGAGGAGATGGACGAGGCAATGGTAGACAACTGGAACAAGACAGTTCGTCCGCAAGATACAGTGTATCATCTTGGGGATGTAGTAATCGCCCGACGCCATCTGGAAACAGTGAAGCGTCTGAATGGGCGGAAAATCCTTATCCGTGGAAATCATGACATTTACAAGGATAAGGATTATTATGGGGCAGGGTTCGAGCAGATTCATGGCGTTCGCGTGTTTGTGGATCAGTTCATCCTGTCTCATATTCCTCTTCACCCAGACTGTGTAGGTGAGCGGTTCAAGCGCAACGTCCACGGTCACCTGCATGGTAATCGGATCATGCATACAAGAACCAACATGGTTCATGGTTACATGACTGGACTTGTTACCGAACCAGACCCTCGCTACCTGTGTGTATGCGTGGAGCAGATTAACTACACGCCGATTTCTTTTGACGATGTGCTGAAAAAGACTTGACATTTGTCGAGAAATCTAGTATAGTAGTATTTAAAGTTGCCTACATATAATGTAAGAAAAGTTTTGGAGATATTATGGTAAAAATTATTGTTGCTGAGTCTAAACTTGACTGTGAGCATTTGCTCGGTCAATATGTTGATGACAGTCATTATGACATTGTTATTAATGAAGACACAGACTGCTACATGGAATCGGTATTCGGTTCTCCAAGTCTTGGCGACGAACAGCGTATTGCGTTCAAGTTTCGTAAGAACTGGTTTACGCAGGAAGAACGAGATTCCGCATACATCGGTCTCCGCGAGGCAGCAAAAGAATCCCAGAATCGTGGACTCGCTGCTGGACCTCGCGGAGAACTTCTTGGCGTAGAGGGTCGTGGTGGGCGTGATTGGGTTACCAGTTACGAACTCGAGGTTCTAGACTTCCTGATGAATACCGATGGACGTTTGATTGACGACCTTTCCATTGAGTCTATCCGTAAGAAGTATGAAGGCGCAGGTCGTTCTACCGAGGACGAGACTCGAGGACAGGTCTGGTTGCGCAGTCAGGTCTGTAAGACATATCCCGAATACTTCGGTTGGTTCGATAAGTGGGTCGACGGTCTTCATAATAAGACCAAGGAGCAGTGCGCAGAAGAAGCGAAGATGATTGCCACTAAGTGGGTTTCGCAGACTAACTATGCGAAGTCAGTATTCTCTGGCGTTGCTGGTTGGTTCGACCGTTATCCTCGTATTCCCTTCGGTCGTGCTACTTCGTATACTCGTGACGAACCAGAGAAGTTTGCTCTTTCGTTCCCGTTCCTCCAGTCTCTAGACAGAGGTTTTAAGGAACTCCTACCGTGGCGTTGGGGTAATCAACGAGCAGCGGCAGACAAGTTGGACCCTCGCTTCCTCGTTCCCGAGACAGTGTTTACCACCATTACTGTCAACAAGACTTTCCGCACTGCGTGTCACCGAGATGCTGGCGATCTAGATAGCGGATTGTCGAATCTTCTGGTAGTTGGTAAGGGTAACTATACTGGTGGTTATCTGGTATTCCCAGAATATCGTATGGCAGTGAACGTTCGTCCAGGAGATCTTTTGCTTGTTAACAATCACGAGATTATGCATGCTAATACTGAGATTGTTCTAGATACTCCAGATGCTGAACGCATTTCGTTGGTTTGCTATTTCCGCGAAGCAATGCTAGATCTTGGACCATGGGAATATGAGCAGACTCGCGAACAGTTTGTAACCGATCGTCGAATGGATCGCAACCACAAGTTCTATCGCCCACTCTGGAATGGCGTTTCGCCTGGAATGTGGGACGAACCTGAGTGGTATGAATACCTCGAAGGTAAGATGGGTCGTGAAATTGTAGAAAAGTTCCACCCTGCAGCGTTCAAGGTGGAGTCTTCACTAGAGGATTTGTTCTAATGTGCGGTGTTGTCGGCGCATTTCTTCAAAATCCCAACGCTGAAGACATGATGCTTCTGAAGCGTGTTATCTCCGAGTCTCGTATTCGGGGGTTACACGCAACAGGTGTGTCGTTTGTTCGCAAAAACACAATCTTTACCATCAAAGCACCACTTCCAGCGGATGAATTCCTTGCTGGCATTGACATGTATAGCATGTTGAATGAAGATGGCAACCTTTATATGGTTGCACACTGTCGTTATAGCACTTCAGACCTAGAATTTAACCAACCATTGTTCACTGACAAGGTTGCAATCGTGCATAACGGTGTAATTACACAAGAATTACCCGAAAATTGGTCAAAAATTAGTTCTTACGCGACTGAAACCCGAAATGACAGCGAACTTTTGCTAAAAACCGTTGAAAATGGTGAAAATCCACTTGAACGTTGGCCTGATGCGTCAATTTCAGCGTGTGAAGTTCATTCTGACAAGATTTTTCGCTTCTACCGCAATGGTAAACGCCCACTTACACAGTATAGAACTGAAAATGGCGTAATTGTTGCTTCTACTCATGATATTTTTAATCGTGCAGGTGTAGAAAAAACTATTGACTGTGACATGAATATAGTTTATACTGTTTCTGATGGTGAAATTACTGAAACAGCAGTAAATACTAATAATAAGGACTTGCAATATGGTAAATATGAAATATGATACTGAAGACTTCACTTATGGGTACGAAATTGAGTGGGGGGACATAGATCGTCGTGTTGAGATTCCAGAAGAACTTGGTGCATGGGAGTTTGCGGAAACTGACATTGTAAACATTCACAAACCGTATCGTTTTGTCGCGTGTGACCCATTGGGGGTGGAACCTCCTTTTGGTGGCGAGATTAATACCAAACCAACTCGCACGTGGGAGGAGCAGGTTGATCGCATCATGCAAATTCATGAGTTGTTTGTCGATTTCGGCAACGAACCAACTGCATCCTGCGTCAACCATGGACACCTTCACGTTTTTGTTCCAGGTCTGAAAGATGACATTGATGCACTGAAGCGTCTTACTGCGTTTATCAAGGCAAACCAGAAAGACACTATTGAAGCGTGTTATCAGTTCCGCGATGGTGGTGGTATGAAGTCAGCAAAGGGTGCTACGACATATCTCAAGTTTGACGGTGGTCGTGAGATGCCTGATTACATGTGTGATAACATTGCTAACCTTGCAACTGACTTCGATTCGTTTATTAAGATGCATGCAGCAGGTAAAGATGGCGTTTCCATGGGTCGTCCTTTCCGTTATGCGATCAACATGTATTGCATGAAGCATACTGGTACGATTGAGTTCCGTTGCTTCCGTTCAACTACCGATCGTAAGCAGATTGAAGATCAGTTCAAGTTCGCGACTGCGTTTATTGATGCTGCATTGAATGGCAGTTGGGCGAGTGTAAGGGAAATCCTAGATTACTACGACTTTGACTTCCCTCCATTCATCTGGGATCTTAACGAATACGCTGGTTGGATTAATACCAAGTATGACAAGTCTCGCGGTGAGAAGAAGCGAGAATTCCACGATGTTGTCTAGGTTGCGTCGAACCAGTCGCGAAGAATTTAGTAAACACATTACAACTCAGAAGCAAGATTCCTTTGCAAAGACTTTTGTCGCAAAGGCAGACATGCAAGAACTCTGGGATAACTGTATGGGCGTCTGGGAAGATGATAATCTTCTCGGCGCTATCATCGTATCATTCTCTAAGCGAACTCCCATCATTGCCAACCTGCAGTTACTTCACACATTCTATGCCTCGCGTGGTAAGGGTGTTGGCAGGACGTTGTGTGACTTTGCTATTGCTGAGGCGCATCGATACAACGCTGCATACTTCCGAGTTTCTGCAGAAGCAGATGCAGTCCAATTCTACGAGAAATGTGGATTTACTTTCCTCGGTGAGCAGAAATCAGGCAGTCAACTGTCCATGTTCAAACTCAACGGTCCAACCTACCAAGATGGTCTGTATGACATCAACGATACTGTCATTAACAAAGCAGTGTTTAGAAAGGGTAAAGGCGGATGCGTAAAAGTATTTGCGAAACTTGAAGAAAACCCTTTACTTTTCCCCTAAAGTTTAGTATAATGGTTGTCTAAATTATGAAGGATTTTTTATATTATGGCAATGACACGCACCCCGCAAATCAAGGAAGTTTCTAGTTTTGACGATTGTGATTATGAGATAGAAGAACTATTATCTACAATTTCTGCTAAGACCAAAGGATATGTTTATGGTTGGTATGACTTTGTAACTGGCAAGCGTTATATCGGATTTCGTAAGAGCGCAGATGTTGATGATGGATATATTTTCTCTTCTAAAAATCCAGAACTTCAACGAGCATGGTCATTAGGTCATCTTCGTAGAACAATTCTTTATTTTGGTTCTGCCAGAATTGCTATTATCCTTGAGCGGTATCTACTAAAATCTGCTGATGCTCGTCGTAATGATATGTGGTATAACTCCAGTAATGGTGGTGGTGGTGATGGAGGTATTTTAGATATGTCCATAATTACTGTCGAACATTCTAAGGTTGGTATCGATTGGATCAATGGTATTGAACCTGCACCGAAACCTGTTGATGTTTTTGCTCTTGCTAATACAAAACTTGCTAAGAAAATTCTCAAGTTGGTTAAGAACGGTTATTATACGACAATTGAAGAACCCATTACCGTAATTGCAGAATTTGGACACAATCAGGTTCGTGCAGAATTGTATGATCCTGCACATGTTGATGAAATTGCAACCCAGATGCGGTCTGATCCTGCTGAGGCGAGAAAACATGTTCAACCGATTGTTGTTGTCGTATATCCAGACGGAACAAAATTAATTATTGATGGGAACCATACTTCTCGTGCGGCGCTTGATGCAGGTTGGATTAGCGCACCCGTCATCTATATCAATAGCAGTGATTTTGATGACGATGATTGCACAATCGATTATTACGGAAACCTAGCAAATCATAAACCATTTAAGAAGAAGGGGAATACACCTGCTGACTGCCAGCGTGCAATCATCCAGAGTTATGCGAAGAAACTCAAGGATCTTGACGACGATAAATTTACTTTACTGCAGAGCGATAAGTTTAAGTTAAGCGTAACGCATCAATTCGATCCTGTTTGGACACGGGCAGTCATTTCATCTAATTTGAAGAAGGCGATTGAGCGAATTAAAACTGATCAGGCAATTGCTGAGATGAATTACCAGATATACTCTAAAACTGATCTAACTCACATTCAAAAAGAAATTGACTTGAAGTATCCTAATCATGCCAGTATTACAGTAACCTCTGGTGCGATTTATAATGCTGGTGTTGGTGGTGTTCTAAATAAGATGGGACAGGCGGATATCTGGGATGGTGTAATCATTACGCATCACGCTGGATTAACAGATTATGAGAATTGGGATACATATTTTAAAAAACTAACTGCATCAGTTAAAAGAATGAATCCTAGATGTAATCTTAAAATTATTCTTTTAGATTCATTTACCAAAAACATGATGACAGAAATTGATATGGAAATTCCAGCATACGACGAGTGCAATACCATTACTCCAATATATGATGATGGTAAGATTACGCACTATTACGATAAAAAAACCGACTCGTATCATGACGAGGAAACTGGTGAGTGGATTGCTGCAGAAGATTATGTTGAATGAATAATCGCGAATTGTTCATTCGCTGGTATGCTTGGTCTGTTAGTCACAAGGATTGCGATCCTTCGGTCTGGCAGACCAACTACCTCAATAAGCGATATGAACACAATGACGAAGAACGTATTTGGTTGTGCTGGTTATACGGTAACACCTATTACCTTCCAACATCTTGGGTGCTCAAGAATGAGTTCCCAGACTACGAACTTGCGACTGTAGACCGTATTACATGGTGGAATAACGAAAACTATAAAAGACTTCGTTATCAAACAGATACGAAATACAATAAAGGGCATTTGCCTTCTATGTTCGAGTCGTATCAGAAGTTTATGGGCAAGAAATCGCAGCGTGAAGTTCTAGAATCTCACTACGGCGATAATGAACAGCAAAACTTCGATAATCTTTGGAAGGTTATCAATACCAATTATCACAAGTTCGGTCGTTATACGACTTGGTTCTATATGCAGCATCTAAAGCATACTGCAGGAATTAAGATTGAACCTACCAGTCTAATGCTGAATGACTATTCAGGTAGCAAGTCGCACCGCAATGGTCTCTGTTATGCTCTTAATAAGGAAGAATGGATTAATGGTAAACTCACCCCGAAAGAATACCAGTGGTTGGAAGCTGAGTCTCAGTCGATTCTGGATGAATTGCGTCATCGGTATCCAACTCTTGCACCACAGTTCGACGCATTTACTATGGAAACCTGTCTTTGCTCGTTCAAGAAAATCTTCCGAGAAAGGTCGTCGCGATATCTAGGTTTTTATCTAGATCGTCAAGCAGACGAGATCAATAAGGTAGCAGCAGACGGTTGGTATGGTATTGAGTGGAATGTTTTATGGCAATCTCGCGAAGAAACACTTGACTCTCGACTGCTTTCGCGATATGGTGTTAATAAGGACAAGTGTGGTGAATACGTTCGATCTGGAACACTAGATAGAATGAATTGGATGTTCGATGTTGAACAGAAATCAGTTGGATTAGAGGATTTATTTGGATGAAAGTAATTGCAATTTTCGGTGAACCTGGAAGCGGTAAGTCTACCCTTATGAAGCGTTTGCTAGACGAGGTTGGCATTTCCCGTGAAGTGAAGACTGATGTAAAGTTGGTTCCCTATCATAACAAGGACAACATTTACGTTCTGGGTAAGTATGAAGAAGGTGAAGTCTTCGGTGGCACTGACAAGATGTCGATGGCAGTTCAACCAGAGGCAGTGAAGTTTCTTGCATCTCGCGCTGCTACAGATATTGTTCTTTTCGAGGGCGATCGTCTTTGCACAGGTTCATTCCTAGAGGAATGTGTCGATAAGTATGACACCAGTATCGTTTATCTACAAACCACGAAGGAAACTCGAAATGTTCGCTACGCAGAACGTGGTAGTAACCAAGACGAGACTTGGTTGAAGGGTCGCGAAAGTAAAATCAATAACATTCGTTCCAACTTCGTTCTTCAGATGGAAATGACCGAGTTTCTTAATGAATCTTTTGATGATCAGCAAAAAATCATTGACTTTATCAAAAAAATGCTTTATACTGGTTAAATGATATTAGAAAAACACGACGCAGAATACATCGCAAAACGATTCGTTGACTACATGTCAAATTATGGTCGTATTGACGACCACATGCGCATGAAAAAACTGGAGCGGTTAAAAACCCTTCCACACTCTCTTCCAGGGTTTGAACCCGAGAACAATTTGTTCTCCGACTTTAATATGCACCCTGAAGACATGGATCTTGAGATCTATGAACCTTCCCCGAGCGAATTCTCGACAATGGTAGAAATCACTTCTTCCTTTTGTAATGAAAATTCGTTCGGGAAGGAAATCAAGTTTATCGTAAGAGAAAAGAATACGGGTAAGCACGTAGGATTCTGTCGCGTCGCCAGTCCCTTTATCAATTCACGTCCACGCAATGAATGGTTCGGGCAAGTTCCCGATCTAAAATCGTTCAACAAGCATGCGGTGATGGGTTTCATCATTGTTCCTGCTCAACCGTTCGGATTTAATTATCTGGGTGGTAAACTTCTTGCACTTCTTTGCACCTCGCACGAGTTTCGCGAGATGTTTAACAAGAAGTATAACATGGACACTTGTCTATTTGAAACCACTTCATTATATGGCAGCATCAAGCAAGCATCTCAGTATGATGGACTAAAACCGTTCATTCGTTATACAGGCGACACTCTTAGTAATTTTGTTCTCTCTTTCTCAGACGATTTCTGGGATGAGACCATGGAATGGTTCTACGAGAAAAACGGCGGAGCGCCATTGTTTGGTCGCGACGGTGTAGCATCATATAAGATGAAGATGCAGAATAAGATGAATAGCATCATCAGTAAATCCCTGAAAGAACATGACTCCGAATACTATTCTGTATTCTGCGATGCTCTCAAACTAAATAAAGACATTACTACTAAGAAACGTTTCTATATTTCAACATACGGGTATGAAAATTCCAAAGAAGTTATTCTCGGTAAGCAGGATAAGTTAATTCCTGGACAAAACTTTGATAAACATTATATGGATAATATTATTTCGTGGTGGAAGCGTAAGGCAACGTCTAGATATGATAATCTGGTTGCAGAAGGTCGTTTACGACGCGACTTAGAGGTTTGGAATGCTGACTCAATTGGAAAAATTGACATTATAAGATAACTTCTTATAAATAATCGTATGACATACGATGCTATATTTAAATTGATCGGAGATGTGGGATTCCCAATCGCAGGTGCTTTACTTGCGGGTGTCTTCGTATATTTTGTTATCAACTACATTCTCGAGAGCGTTGTTAAAGCACTCAAGGGAATGCAGGGTATTATTATGGGACTCGACAACCGAGTCAAGACAATGAACCATGATATTATTCGCGTTGATGCAGTTGTTAGTTCCGCCTTGGGTCTTAAACCAGATCTAGACAGAATCGCACGAGCAGACGGGAAGAACGATGCTCGGAAAGATTAATGGATCCATCAATTGTAGCAGAACTAGTTAAACAATATGGATTCCCAATCGTCGCATCTGTCGGTATGGGATATTTTGTTTGGTTCATTTATAAGTTCGTAACTGATAAATTGATGCCGTTGATTGGTGAGACAAACGTAATTTTGATTGCGTTGATTGATCGTGTTCGTATGCTCGACAACGATTTGATTAGATTAAACCAGAAGGTGAGTGTAGTTTTGCAAATAAAAGAGGATCACAGTAATGACACTAAATCTAAAGATTGAGATCCTTAAAGTATTTTCCTTTGATTTAAATTTTTCTTCTGACAACAAAAACAAAAAGGAAGAGAAAGATGCTAAAACGAGCGACGATGCTCCTGGCACTACTAAGTCTAAGTAGTCCAGTATACGCAGATCCTATTGTCCAACAATTTAAATCACCTTCCTTTACTGGTTATGGGTGGTCTTCACACGTGCAATCAATCGACTCGCAAGAGCGTTCGCGTGAACAGGCAATTAAAGATGCTGAGGCAGCAAAGGCAGCACTAGCAAGAGCAGAGGCATCTAATACGCCACTCGCTAAATTCATGGCGCTGTTTACCTCTCAGGTATATGCCCAACTTGCTACGCAACTTTCGAACAATCTGTTCGCAGAAGGTGGAAATGCCAGTGCAGGGACATTCAACCTCGACGGTAACTCCGTAAGTTACGTCAAGACTGGAACCGAAGTTAGACTGACAGTTGTTGATAAGAATGGTAACACTACGGTTGTTGTCGTTCCTATTGCTACATTCGCATTCTAAGGAGACGTTATGAAAAAGTTAATTCTCCTTCCGCTTTTGCTCGTCCTTTCTGGTTGTGTTGGTGCACTTCATCCTACTGCCAACCAATCATATCTGTTCAGAGATGACGCAGAAGTCAAACGTTTTGCTAATCCAAAGTTGTTCAAGGATCTTCCTGAGTTAGACGGACAACCAATTCCTATCGCATTATATTCGTTCACCGATAGAACTGGTCAACGTAAACCATCTTCAACTCTTGCAAGTTTCTCGACTGCGGTAACTCAGGGTGCAGACGCATATCTGATTAAGACTCTACAAGACACAGGTAATGGTAAGTGGTTTATTCCTGTTGAGCGTGTTGGTATCGATTCGCTGATTAAAGAACGTCAACTTGTTCGCCAGATGCGCGAACAGATTTCTGGAGAAGGTGCTGAACCTCTTCCACCGCTAAAGGTTGCAGGTATCATCATAGAAGGTGGTATCATTGATTATAACTCGAATATTAAAACTGGTGGTACTGGTGCTAGATTCCTTGGCGTCGGTCCATACCAGCAATACACACAAGACCAAGTTACAGTTAGTCTTCGCCTAGTTTCTGTCCAAACTGGTGAAGTCCTCAATTCGGTTACTGTAGAGAAAACTGTTCTCTCTACTTCCGAGGGGGTAACTGCTTTCACATTCTTCGATATGGCGACTAAAGCGTTTGAATTTGATGGACAACAAACAAGTAATGAAGCAGGTAGTTATGCGATCCGTTCAGCCATAGAAACGGCCGTTGTTGAGTTGATCAAGGATGGTGAAACTAAGAATCTATGGAGATTCAAACAAAAGGAAACAACAAATGAAACTAAGTAAGTTTTTATTAGTTGGCGCTGCTCTTTGTTATGGAACATCTGTGATTGCACAAACCGTGCTGCCAACAGCACCAACTCCTCCAGCAATCGTAACAACTTCACCAAACGAAACAGAGGCGAATACTGTTGCAACAACAAATAAGGTATATATCGATCAAGAAGGGGGTAACGTAGATGTTAACATCGTTCAAACTGGTACTGCTAACGTTATCGGTTCTACTCTTGATCCTATTTACCTACGTGGTGATAACCAGAGCGTTATCGCAATACAGACAGGCAATGGAAACCAACTTTATATGGGTGTCGTATCCGATACAGGAGCCCAAGGAATCGCCGATGTAACAATTCGTCAAATTGGCGATTTGAACACTGCTACTATTCGTTGCGGAACTGAAGTTACTGACTCCTCATGTAATCAACTCGACATGAATGCCAAGTTCACTGGTAATAACAACTCGTTTGTTTTCCGTGGTTCGGGTGCTAATATCCGTAACTCTATGGATTTCAACGGTAACAATAACACAATCAACATGGATGCACTATCACCAAATGCGTCACAAACTATTCTGGTGACAGGCAACTATAATGACTTTGATGTTACACAAACCGATCTCGGTGGAACATTCGGTCACTCACTATATGTAAATCTGACAGGTTCGCTAAACACTGTAACAACACAACAGTATGGTGCATCTGAAACTGTGATCAATATTAATAGTGTGGGATCAAATGGCACGTTTAATATCAAAACTGGTCACTAATCTTCTACTGATATTTCTGTTATCGACTCCTGCCTTTGCGGATATTGGGTCGATAACAGATTTCAGAGGAGGCGGTGCTATTAAGCGTGGCGCCAAGACTACAGTTGCATCTAAGGGTGCACGAGTTCAAAAGATGGACACTGTTTCAACAAACAGTCAAGGCAGATTTAGGATTACATTTAATGACTCGACTACGGTTAATATTACAGAAAACTCGCGACTTCTTGTGGACGACTTTGTGTATGATGGGGGAGGGAAGACGAAGGGCAAACTTGGACTTCGGGTCGCACTTGGCACCGTCAGATACGCATCAGGTAAAGTCGCGAAAACAAACCCACGAGGCGTAAACATTCGCACACCGACTGCTACTATCGCAGTTCGTGGCACAGACTTCGTTATGTCGGTTGATGAAGCAGGTCGTTCTACGGTCGTGCTGGTTCCCGAATGTTATAACGAATTAGACATCACAAAACAAACTGCTCAATGTCCGACGGGTATGATTGAAGTTATTACTGCATCTGGTGTAGTTACGTTGAACCAACCATTCCAAGCAACAGTCGTAGAAAATAACTTTGCTCCTCCTGCTCCACCAGTAGTCATCAATCCTTTGATTAAGACATTAGACAACAATGTTCAAATTGTTCCGTTGGAAACAGATGATGGTCAGAGTTTACTACAACTTGCCAGAGATAGTTTAAAGAAATTCACTAACCCAGCAAAAGCAGCATCGGATGACAATAAGGATCCCGATGCAGGTACGAATGATAATACAGAACAAGTTGCTGTGTCGATGCGTCGAGCAGCAACACCACAAGAACTACTAGAAGTTTTTGCTGAATATAATGAAGGTAGTATTCCAGCAGAAACCGTCTATACTAATGTATCACCAACATTCAAGAAGAACGTTCAGGTCGGTTGGGTATATACTCGACTGTCAGAAGACAGACAACAGGCAGTTACTATCTGGTTGGAGAAAGGTAACGAAGCGCAAGTTGTATCTGTTCAAAATGGTTTGATAGATGTTTACAACTTTGTAGACGATAAGTGGACAACATCGGGAACTGGTAGACCACAAGGTAATATAACTGTGATGCAAGAAACAGGTGCAAGATGAAAAAACTAATTGCTCTATTTTTACTATTCTTTACGATACCAGCGTTCGCACAGGTAACGAACTACGGTTTCGAAAATGGTAACTATACTGGTTGGACTGTTAGTAACGGTTCAACTGCCACAAGAACTTCGTGGAGTGATAGTGGTTCTGGTGTTCAAGTAACAACTGGTATGACTAACTATTGTCCAGGTGGCGGTAAGTGCTGGACAGTAACTCCGTATGGATCTTACATGGTATCGCTACAGGCAGGAAATGGTTCTCCTGGATTTGATGGCGCCATGACTACTTTGGGGTTGTCAGGTTCTACAATTACATCAATTAGAAATACTATTTACTCTAATGGTAGCATGTATCCTACCAATGCGACTTCTATTAGTAGAACAGTGTTTCTTCAAGCAGGTACAACATACACTTATGCTTGGCAGTATGTCTCAACCGATTATGTTCCATACAATGATGGATCGATGATCACTGTTACTGGTGGTAATGGTACTCCGACAATCAACGGGCAAACTCAAAACTTCGCGCTTCTGGGATTCACCAATCAAGGAACTGGAAATTATTCTGTGGGATCTTACGGTGCCACTGGTTGGCAAGTCGCAGTCTTCACAGTTCCTGCTGACGGAAACTATCTTCTGGGATTTGCCTCATTCAATCTAGGCGATACTGCATTGTCGCCAATTCTTTTCATTGATCAGATGCAAGGAACAACTTCACTGAATGGAACAGCATTTACTCCAGTTCAACCGAATGCTGGTTCTTCTGCGCCACCACCTCCTCCACCTGCTCCTCCTACTCCAACATATCCTCTCGCTTCTATCAGCGCGAACCAATCATTGAAGATTAATCAAACAAATGCGATTACACAAAACTCTATCTACATCAATGTAACTGGTTCTAGTAATTCTGTTTACGTTGAACAGTTCTCGAAGCAGAATCAAATTCGTGGTGTGAATGGCGCACAAGCAATGACGATTAACGGCAACAGCAACAGCGTAACTATTAATCAGGGAACAGCGACAACTCCAATTGGTAAGAACTTAGCAGAAGTTTCCGTTACAGGTAATAACAACGTAGTGTCGTTGACGCAACAACAAGGCAGTAAATACGCCGAGATTATTACCAATGGACTTGGCAATCAAATCTCAGCGCAACAAAAAGATGCTGGAGGAAAATCGTTGTTTATCAATGCTTTAGGAAACTCTAATAATATCAGTACCTTGCAACAAGGGACTGGTAACCATTTTCTGGATATCAGCGCACCGTTTGGTGGCGCTACTGCATCTGTTACTCAATTAGGTGCTTCTGCAAAGCAATTTCAACTTTTACTAAATAGTCCTGGAATTGGTGTAACTGTCACGCAAAATAACTTGACCACTGCCGACTCTGCGAAAATGGAAATAACATGCACGACTGGACCATGTAATGGATACTCTTATACAAAAAACTAAAAAAGTTCTACTCTCGCCTTGGTTGGCACTGATTACTTTTGCGGTATTGTTAACAGTAAAACTAGCAAACCCATACTTGGTTGAATCCACAAGATTGAAGTTTTATGATTATTTGATGCTCGGTTCGCCGACACAATCCGAACAAATTGTAACTGTTAATATTGGGGAGAAAGCAATTGAAAAATATGGACAGTGGCCTTTCCCTCGCGAAGTCCACGCTAAAATTATTGGCGATATTTATGGCAGAGGGGCTACTCTTGTTGGTAGCACTATACTTATGCCTGAGTCTGATCGGATGGGGACTGATCGAGTTCTTGCGGATACCTTAAATCAGTATCCAGTTGTTCTTAGTCAGACGGTAAGTGACTCTTGTTCACGGGCAAGTGCGACAATTCGGAGAACAGGCGTTGCCGTAGTCGGCGATGGAGAACCAACTGAATTTCTTCCTCAATATCCATGCGTTCTAAGTAATATCTCAGTTCTTCAAGAAGCCGCTGTCGGTGTTGGGATAACATCGACTTTACCCGAAACAGATGGGGTCGTAAGGCGAGTTCCTCTTCTAGCGCAATCATCTGGCGAATACTATCCCGCATTTGCTCTAGAGATGCTGCGTGTTGCTGCTGGAGATCCGTCATATCAAGCGAAGATAAATCAGACGGGAGTTGAGGCATTACGAATTCCTTCTTTTGAAACCATTAAGACAGACGAATATGGAAGAACGTTCATCAATCCCAATTACGTATTTCCATCTGTTGAATTAGGTTCTGATATTCCTCGTCTTGATGGGAAAATTGTAATTCTTGGCGTAACTGCTGCTGGAATTGCGAACCCTGTAGCGACTCCATCAGGTGCGCAACATCCCCACGTCCTTCAGGCGAGTATTCTTGAAACTCTGATAAATGGAGACTCTGTGTCGATTCCTGTTTGGAGTCAACTTGCGGATCTTGCTGCTTTTCTTTGTCTTGCTCTGGCATTGATCATTCTTTCTCGTTTTAAATTCTCTATAATTTATATTGCTGCGATTCTCGGTGGATATTTCTATCTGCCTGTGTATCTGTTCGCAAGCAAAGGTATTCTGTTCGATGTAACATTTAACATATTTGCTATTGCTCTTATCTATATTCACATCTTTACTGCAAAGTATATTTCTGAATATCTACAGAAGCAGCAAATTAAGAAACAGTTCGGAACCTATCTGTCACCAGATCTCGTTGCTCAGTTACAAAGACAACCAGAACTTCTGACACTTGGTGGTGACTCTCGAGAACTGTCGATCATGTTCACAGACGTTCGCGGTTTTACTACAATCTCCGAACACTATGGCGAAGATGTTCAAGGTCTTACTAAGATTATGAACCGCTATATGACAGTGATGACAAGAGCAATCCTTGAGAACAAGGGTACACTAGATAAGTATATTGGTGATGCTCAGATGGCATTCTGGAATGCACCGTTAGATAATAACAAACATGCTTTAGATGCGGTTCAAACTGCCTTTCAAATGCTCAAAGATTTGGAGACTTTCAATGAAGAAGTTAAAAGCGAAGGCATTCCCGCTTTCGGTATGGGTCTTGGCATTAACACTGCCACTGTGGTTGTTGGTAATATGGGCAGCGACCAGCGTTTTGATTATACTTGCTTGGGCGATGGGGTTAATTTGGCTGCTCGCCTCGAAGGTCAGTCCAAACCTTATGGCGTCAAACTCGTCCTCGGACCGCAAACTGCCGAATTGGTTGGGGATGTATACCAAGTAGTAGAACTTGACCTGATCGCAGTTAAAGGTAAGACAGAACCTGCCAGAATATATACGGCATTTCCGTTCTTTGATGCAGCAGGGCATCTCCAACATGATAAGTTCTTGCAACTGTATCGCGAAGGTAAATGGGAAGTTGCTAAAAAGTTTGCCAGCGACTTAAAGAAGTGCTGGCAAGGAGAGTTGGTAAATTACTATGACATGATGCTCGAGCGCATGGAGGGCGAACCTCCTGCTAACTTCGATGGGGTTTACCGTGCCACGTCCAAGTAAGTAGTGGATTGTCCTTGTCTTCGTTGAATCGGAAAAACACAACAGGAGTTTCTGTTACTTCTTGTGTGTTGAGTTCGCTTTCAACTCGACCGAAGTGCTCATCGAGTTCCTGATCGTGAATAGATGTAGACATTAAAAACTTCTCCCAATTGATTGTTGGCAAAATTGCCGAAATAGATCTTCAAAATTGCCAGTCTTGTAGACCCATGCATCGTAAAGACTTTCGAGCGGAGTTCTACAATCTTGGGTTCCTTTACTAACGTAGTAACCTCGATCTGTGAGTTCTTCAATTAGTTCGCGGTCGTCAAACTCATCAAGTTCGATATGGACTTCTGTAGTAACGTATGGCATTATGCTGTAATCCTTTCATCTATCATATCGCTCTTCAGCGACTGCTTCCATTCTAATTTACGACGAAGAAAATCTTCGAACGACTGATAACTTGGAACACCATTCGCTTCCAATTCGAAGTTAATTTCGAGGAAATCCTCTGCAATATAACCCCAACCATCCCACTCATAACCGAGCGTAGTCAACAGTGTTTCTGCTTCAGTAGAAATTTCAAAATCATTCATAACAATCTCCTTATTATTACCAATATACCCTATTTCTAGGGAAAAGTCAAGCCTTTATTTTAGGTTTTCGTAAAATTGTCTATCTTCTTCTAAATAATCTTTGAGTTCTTGTAAAAATGCTTTGAATTCTTCTAAAGTTCCGTTACTATTTTCTATGTCTTCGGTTGGAAAATCGAAATTTGCGTTGATTGCTGCGGTCTTGAGTTCTAAAATCTGATTTATGATTGCTGTTTTCATTTTACGTTTCCTTTTCTTAGTATTACCAGTATACCCCAAACTGAGATAAAAGTCAACACCTCATTTGCTAAAATAAAATCTTTTTTTCCCTTGACTTTTGCCTCGAATACGGGTATACTGACTATGTCGTCTATGAAAAGGATTATATTATGTCTATGCAACTTATGTCACATGCCTTCACTACCACTAGCACTCGCAAGCGCAAAACTTCAAACAAGGGTGTGACTGCTAAGTATGCCCAGGATTGGGTCGATCACAATAAGCAGATGAAGCGTCTTGGCACGGCGACCAAAACATTTGACGAATATGTTCAGTATCGTCAAGGTAACTTTAAACCTAAACTTCGTGGCACTCCGATGCCAGAGCGTTATGTTTCCAATCATCGCGAACTTTATCCTTCTGGTGATGGTATTGGCGTAACCTTCGCTCGCAAAGAGAATACATATACTGGAACATTGATTAAAGGTATCGCGACTATGCATAAGTCCAATGCGGTCCCTATTATGAATGACGAACAAGCAATTGAAGTAGCGAGGATGCGCCGTGGTTAATTTTGATGTTGTAATGTTATGGATGCAATATATCCGTAATAATCCAGATAATGCATATCGTTTCTCGGAAAACTTTTGGCCGAGTCAGATCGAAAGTAAGAAATGGTTGCTTGAACACGTAACTCCAATGGATCGATCTATCGTAATTTTCGGTGGATGGTATGGAGTTCTTGCACAGTTTATTGCACATAAATTTCCAGATGCCCGAATTCTAACCACAGATTTAGATTCTAGTTGTAGGCATGTATTCGCTGCTATCGACGAGTGTTATCACGATATTGTCTTTCGTCAACATGACATGAAAAATGGTATGCCAATCAACATACATCCCGATCTGGTGATCAATACCAGCAGCGAGCATGTTACGCAAGAAGTTTACGATGCTTGGTGGGACTCTATTCCTAGCACGACTAAATATATCGTCCAAGGAAATAATCTAGAAAATCCTGAGCATGTTCGTCTTGCTAATAGTCTAGAGGAATTCTTAAAAATCAACAACATTAAAGATCCACAATATGCAGGTATGTTGAAGTGTGGACATTTCTATAGATACATGGCAGTGGGTTATAAAAAATGAGTGATGGTGCACACGAAGAGCATAATCTAGACGTCCATTCAGTAGATTCATACTGGAATTTTCTCAAAGAAAAACGAGAAGTAATCAACTCGGTTAGTCCATCTTTTTGTGCAGCAAAATGGAAACAGTCAACCATTCTTTTGTATAGTGGCGAGACACATAGTTGTCACCACCCTTCACGGCACAAGATTACACTAGAAGATATTAAAGATAACCCACGGGGTATTCACAATACTGCTGTTAAAAAGGCAGCACGTATTGACATGCTTAATGGCGTGCAAACTAAAGAATGTGATTATTGTTGGAAGATTGAGAATCTAAACAAAGATTGGATGAGTGATCGGATATACAAATCTACGTATTCGTGGGCGCTCCCGCACATTGATGAAATTGTCAAATCTGGCGATGGCGCGAATATCGATCCGTCATATCTGGAAGTTGCATTCGAATCTACATGCAATTTTAAATGTGTATACTGCAGTCCAGAAAGTTCCTCGAGGTGGCAGGAAGAAATTGAAACGCACGGTCCAATTGAATTGGAAGATTTCAAATTGCACGATCTTGGATGGTTGAAGGAAGTTGGAAAACTTCCAATTCATCGCAAAGAACAAAATCCATATATTGATGCTTTCTGGGAATGGTGGCCTGACCTCTATCCCAATCTTCATACGTTTAGAATAACTGGCGGCGAACCCTTGCTCAGTAAACATACTTGGCGAGTTCTTGATTATATCGCGGAGAACCCAAATCCTAATTTAACACTCGCGATTAATACTAATCTCAATGTTCCTGATAAATTAGTCGAGAAATTGGTGGAATACATCAATAGAATCTCTTGTAACATTAAATTGTTCGACGTATATACATCACTAGAGAGCACGGGTAAACATGCCGAGTATTCTAGATTTGGTATGCAATTTGATGAGTTCAAAAAGAACTGTAAATATGTTCTGGATAATACGCCGAATACAACACGGTTGCATTACATGACAACAATAAACTTGACAAGCGCACCAACTCTTCTGGAATATTTGGAATATATCAGAGAAATGCGATTGAAATATTACAGTAAGATACACGAATTTAGAGTAAGAACTCACCTGTCATATCTTCGCTGGCCTCGAATGCTGTGCTTAACATTATTGTCAGATGAAGATAAGCAGAAGTATGGCGATTTGTGGATAGATTATATCGACAAACATAAATTGACGTCGAAGAAGTCTGTTCAAGAAACATTTTATTTAGAAGAAGTTGACCAAGTAAAACGATTGGTCGACTACATGAGATCGACAAAAGAATCACAGTCTTTGTATAAAGACTTCAGGAACTACACTCGCAGTTTAGATAAACGCAGGAAAACATCATTCGTTGATACTTTCCCAGAACTTGCATATTTGATGGATGATGACTATTATGGATGACGGATTACTTCAATTCAGAAACAGTATACTAAATTCTAAATCTGCATCGTTTTGCGGTGCGAAATGGGGAAATAGTACTCTGTGGTTAAACAGCGGAGAAACTAGCAGTTGCCATCTTCCTCCTGTTCATAAGATAGATCCGGAGCAGATTTTATCAGATCCTGCAAAACTGCATAATACTGACCATAAAATAAAAATGCGCCAACTCATGAAAGAGGGACATAAACCTTCTGAGTGCGATTACTGTTGGAAAATTGAGAGCATGGGTTCTGATTATATTTCAGATCGTGTTTTTAAGTCATTGCAGTTTACACCAGAAGAAATGCAATCTTGGTTCGATACACCAGCAGATGCTCGTATTATTCCGCCGACGTTAGAAGTTATGTTTGATAGAACATGTAACTTCGCATGCAGTTATTGCAATGCAAACTTTAGCACAACTTGGGAACGAGATATAAAGAAGCATGGGCATTATGATCTAGAAACTTCGGGTGGTGGAGCATTCAAGCATGATGGCACTACAAATAATTGTCACGAGAAATCAGAAAATCCATACATCAAGGCATTTTGGGAATGGTGGCCAGAACTAAGCAAGGAACTTCGTACGCTAAGAGTTACTGGCGGCGAACCGCTGATGAGTACAGATGTTTGGAAACTCATCGATCTGTTTGCAGAAGAAAAATACAAATTCGAATTGGGAATCAACAGTAACCTTGGTGCAAAGAAATCTATTATCGATAGACTGATAGAGAGGTCGCACGATATTAATAATCTTACTATATTCACAAGTATGGAAACTACGGGTGCGCAAGCAGAGTATATTCGCGATGGGTTGGATTATGAATCCTGGTGTGATAATGTTGAGCGGATTCTTGGAGAATCTAACGTCAAGCGCATTGTTGTTATGATGACGATTAATGCATTGTGTTTGTTCAATATTACTGATTTCATGAATCAAGTTATGATATGGAAACAGAAATATCGAAATCGTATTAGTATGAGTATTAATTTCCTGCGGTTTCCCGCATTTCAAAGTTTAACAGTTTTGCCTGATGCTCTGAGACAAAAATCGTATCAACAACTTTCTGATTGGTATGAAGATAATTGCAACAATCCAAATCTTACATTCACAGAGAGAAGCGATGTTAAACGATTGATTTCTTATGTGAATATTATTGAAACACCGCATTCTTACGATACTGATCTTGAGAAGAATCGCAAAGATTTTAAAAAGTTCTATTCTCAATATAGTGCTCGTAGAAATAAACCAATAGATGTATTCCCAGAGGAGTTTATACAGTGGTTCAACACTCTTTAAGAAACGATGGGTATTGTGCCCTACCGTTTAACCACATGAACCTCCATCCAAACGGAAACGTTTCTATTTGTTGCGTTTCTAAGATGAATGGACCAGATAGTGGGTTTGCAAAAGATGAACATGGAAGAATGCTCAATCTTAAAACGCACACTATAAATGATATTTTTAATAGTTATTCTGTTAATAAAGTTCGAGAAGAAATGCTCGATCACAAATATCCCACCGCATGCGAGGGGTGTTATAAAATTGAACAACATGGTGGGAAGTCTCGTCGAATAACGGAGAATAATCGTTGGGAAAATATTGAGAAACCTCAATTAGAGTTTCTGGATATTCGCTTGAGTAATCTTTGTAACTTAAAGTGTTTGATGTGTTATCCAGATTCTAGTTCTTCTCTTGTTACTGACTATAAAGAATGGTCTGATCAACTACCATTCATGACAAAAAATGTATCTGACTTTGATAATTTCCAATGGTTCAATGAGGATATTATCGATCAGTTATACGAACACAAAGATTCGCTAAAATACTTGTATATTAATGGCGGCGAACCGTTCATTATGCCAATGCATTGGAAATTGCTCGAAAGATTGATTGAGTGGGATGTCGCTAAAAATATTCACATAAGTTATAATACAAACTGCACCACATATGATGAATCGTTTAGCGATTACTGGAAACACTTTAAGGTAGTAACTCTTGGTTGTAGCATGGATGCAGTCGGAGATAAGAACAAGTTTATTCGTTATCCGAATGATTGGGATAGGTCGAATGAAAATATTAGAAAATTGTTAGAGAATCCACATATTGCGGCATTAAATATTACATGTAGTATACAATGGTTGAATGCACCATTTCTTCCAGAGTTCTATGAGTGGGCAGTCCCTTTGACCAAATTAAAACCCCACACAACAATAAACCAAAACTTTATTGTCTTTCCCGATTACCTTTCATTAAATTGTGCCTCTAAACAATTCAAGAAAGATCTAACGCAACTCTATGAAGAGTCGCCATACTCAAATTGGATTCTAACGGAAACGATGAAATCTTATCTTCGTGTTGAATCGCAAAACGATTTGCATTGGCAACAAGGCAATAAATACTTAGACGTTGTTCAACTAAGTAGAAAAATGGGTCCGTGGAAAGATATATTCAATTATGACTATCAATACTGAAAATAATAAAAGTATTTGTAAATATCCATGGGATCATAGTTACATCGGATCGCAATACGAGCGAAAACTTTGCTGTATATCAGATGACATTGTTTCGGAAGAAAAGACGGAAACCAAGGACTTCTGGAATTCTTCTGTAATGAAAGATGTTCGAAAAAAGATGATAGCAGGAGAAAAGATTGATGCCTGTTCAGTCTGTTATAAAAATGAAGAACAGAACATTGAATCTTTACGCCAACAGAGTTGGAGGGGTCAGCAGAGTGAAGAAGAAACAATTGCCGAAACCATAAGCAAAACGAATGATGATGGTTCTGCTTCAGTGCTTCCTACATATTTTGACTATCGAACAATACATTGTAATCTGCAGTGTTTGAGTTGTGGACCAATATACAGTTCGACGCATGCTTCACTGTTCGCTGATATGTGGGGACAGCGACCTAAAATGTGGGCGACTGGTAAAGAATTCGTCATAGATTATGATTTTGAAGATTCTATGGCACAAGAAATTATTGAGTGTCTAGACCAGCGAAGATTGACGAAGATTTATTGGGCTGGCGGCGAACCAATGATGTCGCATGTGCATTGGAAAGTGGTTGAAAAATTATTAGAAATTCAATCCGAAGATCCTGCATTTTTATATAATATCTTTATTCATTATAACAGCAATCTGACTCGCCTTCACTGGAAGGGGAAACTAATACCCGAACTTCTAAAATTTTACCAACCAAGTATACAGGCAAGCCTAGATGGCACGCATGAAACTTTTGAATTTTGTAGAGATGGCGCATCATGGGATACTGTTTCTGCCAACTGGAAAGAATACCATTCTAGACTAAACGAAAGAAACCAATTCGGTCTTTCTAGTGTTATGTCTGCTCCAGTTCTTATGGATATCGATAGGTGGTTTGAATTTTATGAACCGTATGATCCAGAACTTCACTCACATAAATTATTCAATCATATTAACAAACAGACTCAACAAGGATTCCTAGATATTCGGTTATACCCACAACATATTTTTGACCGAATACTTGATCATGCCATTAAACGGTTTGAAGAGTGTTCCTTGAGAGGAAAAGAAAGAACGATTGCAATATTAAAATCGTATAAATTGGACAAAAGCAATAACCCGATTTATTCGGATCCGGAAATGTTAAAACTGATGAAGAAAAACTGGCAACACAGAGAAAAGTTTCTTCTTGGAAAACACACCTTTGAGAGTCTAACTGCAATTATTGACCCAGAGGTAAGAGATTGGTATCTATCAATATGAGCGAACCTAAAATTTATTGTCCGTCTATGTGGAAATCCGTGCACGTTGACACTGATGGTTACTTAACACCATGTTGTCTTTTCATTCATAAAGTAGATAAAAAAAGTAAACTTGTAGATATAGAAAATGCAGAGACTATTTTAAAAGAAGAATTCCAAGAATATCGTGACCAACTATCGCAAGGTGTTTGGCCGAGTGGTTGTAATCAATGTAAATTTGCAGAAGAAGAAGGGCGAGACAGTAAACGTCAACAAGATATGTGGATGTTGCATAATGGAACAATGCAAACACCACCTGAAGAAGTTTCTCTAGAATATCTACAGTTAAAAACTGGGAGATTATGTAATCTTCGCTGCACCATATGCACTCCTGCATGCTCGACTGCAATTGCAACCGAACTCTTACGCGAAGGAAAATTGGACAGGTATACATACGATCGTTTAAACGAAGAGATTGCTTGGTCTTATGATTTAGAACAGTATAAGAAATTAAATCCTGGAGAAAATGGATATTTTAGAATTGATATTGCAGGTGGAGAACCTCTACTAAATAAAACACACTTTGAGTGGTTGGATCAATTATCTAATCCAGAAAAAACAATATTGCAATACAATACGAATGGAACACAAAGACCAACTAGAAAAGAGATTGATATCTGGAAAAAATTCAGAGGTATTGTTTTGTCTTTCAGTATAGATTCTTATGGTGATAAGTTTGAGAAACTTAGAGTTGGTGCTAAGTGGGATCAAGTTTTGGATAATTTAAAATACTGCCAAGAAGAAATTATAGCAAAGGAATTCGATTTACACACATCAAATGTTTCTATCGTTATGACAATAAGTAAAATGAACGTCAGAGACACAATTGCTCTTTACAAGATAGTAAATCAATATGTACGTTTTACTAATTCAAACCCATTAAATTTCAACTACTTGTATTATCCCGACCACATGGCGTGTCATAATATGTCACGGAAAGAACTCGAAGAAGTGATTGCATTGTATGACGCTGAGATACCTTCTTTACCCCAAGATGGTAAAATGCGAAAACAGTGCGTAGATTTACGAAACAGTCTATCCACCTTTTTGGATGGAAAAGAAGTAGAAAATCCAAGACCAATGACAAAAGATCACAGAAAATGAAACTTGAAGGGAAAACACGACTAATTTCATTCGGATGTTCATTTACTGCGGGGTCAGAATTAATGGACCATGAAGTGCTTGGGATTAGTTTTGACGAGTGCAATAAAATGAAACATCAGTGGATTGCTGATAGAAAACCCATGCATAAATTTGAAGACTATGTTTCTCGTGCAGGCAAGATGACTTCTAGGGAATACATTAATGTTTCTTCGAAACGAAGTTATGCTGCTAAATTGGCAGATAAACTTGGTTTGGAGCATGTTAATTATGCTATACCTGGATCTGCAGTGGATCATATGACTCTAGATTTATTTCGCGGTCACTATACTAGAAAGTTAAATCCGAAAACAGATCTGATCTTTTTGGGGGTGACAACCCCGCATAGATACTTGTCCTTTTCGCCAGAAAACACAGGCGTACCTGTATCAAGAGTCATGAGCGACCGTTCGGTTCAAGATAGTGACATGCATTATAACGACTATAAAGTCATGCAAACTTATCTGTTTTCATTACAAAATTTTAAGAATTTTTGCGTTGTAAATAATTTCGATTTTTACATGCAACCAGTTTTTCCAAAAGAACTTCTTTTTTATAATGCTCCGGAATCAAAGCATGGCAATATTTTTGCAGACATTTATTTTGATTGGCAATATTTACCGACGTTCGAGAAAATATTTCAAGAGATACTAGATTATAGCATTGATCCAACCACATCGTTGTTTACTTGGTATAACAACCAGATGCGTGGAACGGTGCCGCCTCCGTGTGGGTTTAAGCACCCACCCGAGATAGCGCATGTATTATTTGCAGAGGAATTGTATGATAAAATCATTAATACAAAAAATTAAAAGTTATCTCTTAAAGAGATCGCACATTCGCCGAATAAAAAAAATAAGAAAACAAGATCCCTTTATCTATGATTGAATGGGGTATATCTGCCGCCGCACATGATGCGGCGTTGACTGTTGTTAGCGGGGACGAGATTCTATTCGCATCACACGTCGAACGATATAGTGGCGTTAAAAATGACAAACATCTAAATGTCGATCTGATCAACGCAGCGCTGAAGTTCGGTAAACCAGAAAAGATACATTGGTATGAGAAACCCAAATTGAGAGCGATGCGTAGATTTCTTTCTGGGCAGGGATTAGTTCGATTTAGCGTAAGGCAGTATCTAAAAGAATTTGGACTTGATGTCCCTGTCGAGTTTGCCTCGCACCATGAGTCGCATGCCGCTGCAGGTTTCTATACTTCTCGGTTCGAATCTGCGACTGCTCTTGTAATCGATGCTATCGGTGAATTTGATACAGCATCAATCTGGAAATGTTCTGGTAGTAACCTTACAAAGAAATGGTCAATGGATTATCCCAAGTCACTGGGGTTGTTCTATTCTGCTATGACAGACCGAGTTGGTCTTAAAGCAAACGAAGATGAATATATCTTAATGGGGATGGTAGCATATGGTGATGCCGAAAAATATTATGACGAAGTTAGAAATCTTTGGGAATCTGAAAACCTTCATCGCGGATGTCGTTGGTGGCGTAATGATGACTTTGATTTGGACCATTATAGTGTTGCCGCAGCAACGCAAAAAGTATACGAAGAAGAATTTGAAAAATTACTGATTCGTGCAAAGATGAAAGACACCTTACAAGGAAATCTTGTTCTTATGGGTGGTTGTGCGCTAAACTGTAGTGCAAATCATATCGCGTTAAAGTATTTCAAGAATGTATGGGTCATGCCAAATCCTGGAGATTCAGGGAGCAGTCTTGGTGCTATTGCTGCAAACAATCGCAGAAAATTAAACTGGCAAGGTCCATATCTCGGCGAGAATATCGAGGGGGAATATCCTGTAGAAAATCTATTGACTTTTCTTAAAAAAGACGGTATAGTGGGTGTTGCAAATGGGCGAGCAGAATTTGGTCCACGTGCTTTGGGTAATCGGAGTTTGTTGGCAGATCCAACCAGAATTGACATTAAGGACAGAGTAAATGCAATCAAACGCAGACAAAAGTTTAGACCATTCGCACCAGTCATCCTTGAGCAACATGCAGCGGAGTATTTTGACATGCCAGTTGAAGTATCCCCTTACATGCAGTTTACTGCAAGATGTAAATTTCCTACAAAGTTCCCTGCTATCGTTCACGTTGATGGCACATCTCGCGTCCAAACTGTAAACAAGCAACAGCATCCAGGATTGTTTGAATTGCTGACAAGATGGTATGAAGAAACAGGTTGTCCGATGTTACTTAATACTAGTCTGAACATTAAAGGATTTCCAATGGTAAATGATGAAAAGGATGCTGCCATGTTCCAAAATATCTATAATGTGAAGGTCTTTTAAGAATAAATATTGTTATGGGTAGAGTAGTTAATTTTCCAGATAGATTTCTATCGCATAGAAGGTATCGTATATCTTTATATACGGACTTTGAGGTAGAACTTGTTCTTGCTGCATTGAATACTTATCCAGAATGTGAAAAGAAATACAATGCAGATATATTAACTACCTTAGATCCAATTTTTGTCAGAAAAGCACTTGACTTTTCGATAGGAAACAGTATAATAAGTGATGTCGCTAAAGTTGCGATACAAAACATAATTAATAACATGGAAGAGATTCCATTTGACGAGTAATACATTATGAATATTTTTTATCTTGACAGCGATGTCACCAAGTGCGCAGAATACCATAACGACAAACATGTCGTAAAGATGATCCTCGAGTATGCCCAGTTACTATCAACTGCGCACCGTGTTCTCGACGGCAAAGAATATATCGATGCTTCCTCTGGACGAAAGATCAAACGATGGCGGTTAGAAGATACTTCTCTTGAGGGGCAACTATACAAGGCGACACACATCAATCATCCGAGTGCTGTTTGGGTTCGCCAGTCTAACAACAATTATAACTGGCTTGTATGCCTATTCCAATCCCTCTTATCTGAATACACTCACCGATATGGCAAGATCCATTCTTGTGACCGTCTAGTATATTGGTTACGTAAACCTCCTATTAATATTCCTATCGGTTATAAAACGCAACCTACTCCTGCGATGCCAGATGAATACAAAGTTCCTGACTCTATTCAGTCGTATCGTAACTATTATGTCGGCGCAAAAAAAACTATGGCAAAGTGGAAAAATCGCCCGATTCCAGAGTGGTGGAGTGTCGCAGTTTAATAAATACTTGTATGGAACAAAAAAGAACTCCCATCCCAATTTCAGATTCCGATGTCCTCGGAAAATAAAGGCGACTCCGTAGTGGAGTCGCCTTTTTCGTATCAACCCTCTAGTTAAAATAAGGACTGCAAATGTCGAGAAGAAAACAAAATAATCTACAACTCGTCGCCCCATCCGAAACTATCATTCAACAAGAGAGAAGTTCTAAGTGTAAAGTTTCATACAATGATTTGAAACAAATTTCCCCTCTAAATTTCAATCAAAGATCCTTCTTTGAAATTTATGATAAGCAAGCATCCGCAGTCCTACTACATGGTGTCGCTGGCACTGGTAAAACATTCATCGCTCTATATAAAGCATTAGAAGAAGTATTAGATAGTTCCAGCAATTTCGAACGTCTCGTTATTGTGCGCTCAGCAGTTCCTTCGCGCGAGATCGGGCATCTTCCTGGAGACGAAAAAGAAAAGACAGAAGTTTACACTATGCCATATGTTGAAATCTGTGAAGATCTTTTCAATCATATTCAACCATTTGCTCGTCTACAAGAACAAAAAATGGTTCACTTCCTTATCACATCATTCGTTCGTGGTATCACTCTAGACAACTCCATCGTAGTTGTCGATGAATGTCAGAATATGACAGATATGGAACTCAATTCTATCATGACTCGTATCGGTAAGAACTCAAAGGTCATTTTCTGCGGAGACTTCCGCCAAACTGACCTATATAAGAAGAACGATATGTCTGGGTTGCAGAAATTTATTGCAATTGCAGACATGATGCCTTCATTTAAAACTGTTGAGTTTACTGTAGACGATATCGTTCGATCAAAACTTGTAAAAGAATATATAATTGCTCGACTAGAATATGAAAGTCGTTACGCAGCATAGGAGATAAAAATGTCAACACTACTAGAAGATTTTCATGCATCACTCGGTGATGCATTTACGGGTCTGCCAATCCAACCAAAAAGTCTTGCACTACAGCGCCCATCTCAGTTACAAAATCAATTAGATGCATTAGATGCAGAAGATCCTGCTAATGCAGATTTTATTGCTCATCTAACCAGAGAAATTGACGATGCAAATGCGGTGATTGCAGCAGAAAATTATACCGAGGTTGAAGATCAGATGGCATATTATGGTTTTTATAATTTAAAATTAAAAGAATTTATTGAAGAAATGGCTTGACTTTTCTATAAAATTATAGTATAATGAATTATGTTTAAGACGATATATGACTATGAAGATTTCGCACAATCAACTACGAACGAAGATGGTAGCAGAGTTTACGTTAATGCCTCTGGTGTAGCGTATCCTTCTGCTACCACTGTTCTCGGGGTTCTATCCAGAGATGGAATCGCTGCTTGGCGAAAACGTGTTGGTGAAGAAGAAGCGAATAAGATCTCGAACAAAGCATCAACTCGTGGAACTAAGATTCACTCATTAACTGAATCATATCTTAAGAACGAAGATTTAGAAGAAGCGTATACAACTACGAAAGCATCTCTACTTGACGTTGAGATGTTCAAGAAGTTCAAACCTGTTCTCGATCCGATTGGCGACATTCACTGCCAAGAACTTGCGCTCTACAGCGACCACCTCCGTATGGCAGGTCGTGTCGACTGTATCGCCGATTATAACCGTCTCCGAGCAGTCATCGACTTCAAGACATCTAGCAAACCCAAAAAGAAAGAACATATCAGTTCTTACTTTATGCAGACTGCAGCATATGCAATCATGTATGAGGAACGAACTGGGATTCCTGTTCCGTGGTTGGTAGTTCTTATTGCAGTCGAGGGTGATGAACCTCAGGTGTTTATCGAGAAGCGAGACAACTGGGTGAAAGAATTGCTTCGAACTCGTGATTATTATGAAAATGGTTATTATTTGGCTTGACTTCTGACCAAAACTATAGTATAAATAATATATCAGTTGTTGACAGTTGACAATAAAAGCGGAAAGACGAGGGTTCGACTCCCTCCACCTCCACCATAGATACATCAAGGTCCGACCCGAAAGGGGTGCCTACTAAAGTGAGGGATGATGGTGTATCTATGATGGGGGTGACCTTGGAATTCGATTTTCGTGTAATAGGAATACCGAGACTGATTGACTGGCAAAGCGCCACAAACTGTAAATGCAAACGATAACGTTGCCTTTGCTCTAGCTGCATAAGCTAGCATTGGGTTTTCGGCGGTTTCCCTCGAAACAGAATAAACCGCCAACCGTTCTAAATCAACGGTAAACAGAGACTATTGGGAGTCTTTAAACCCTAAATATAATGCACCTTTGAAAAAAAGTGCCCAGTGTAGGGAGTCACTGGTTAATCCTCTCTCCAGTTCAACAATCCAAGGAATAGAGATGCCTTCCTTTAATAAGAAGACATTGAAAATTCTTTCTTCAATTTTAGTGGTAATTGTAATATATTGTGTATCATTGAGTTATGCAAAAGAAAGAATCGAAGACACCGCAATGGAATACACTGTCGGTGGATATGAGAAAGTCGAAAGCGTAAAACGACAAAACCAAGAAATTTTACAAAAACAAGAAGAAATCATACAAAAAAACGTTAAAAAAGAAAAACAAAAATACCTGTCACAAAATTCTGCAGCAATAACTTGTCTAGCAGATAACATCTACTACGAGGCAGGTAATGAACCCAGAAAGGGTAAAATCGCGGTTGCAGGTGTAACTTTAAATAGAGTTCGCAATCCAAAATATCCATCAAACGTTTGCTCTGTCGTTTATCAGAGAACAAGTAGGGTCTGTCAGTTCAGTTGGACGTGTATGCGTCGACCTGCCAAAGACCCAGTATTATATGCTGAAGCAAAAGATATTGCGAAAAAAGTATTGACTTCTGAGATCAATACGCGTATAGTAGTTAATAGTAACGTTCTATTCTACCATGCTGACTATGTTAGTCCAGGTTGGAAGTTACAGAGAGTTACTAAAATCGGTAGACATATTTTTTACGCAGGATAGATTATGACGGAAGAAATTCCAGTAACTGATGAATTTTTGATTACAAAGCAATTTAAGACAGCAGCAGAGTTTTCCATCTTTATTGAAAAACTTGCAAGAGACTCTAGATCACCCTGTATGGATATTCTCATTGACTATTGTGAGAAACGAAATATTGAGGTTAGTTCTGTTGCTGGTCTTATTAGTTCATCACTAAAAGAAAAAATTCGAGTCGAGGCACAACAACTCAACATGTTGAAAAACGATGATGGGATTCTGCCTCTCTGATGGACTCTTATAAAGTTTATCAATTGTATCTCTCGTTGAGATTACATTTCACTCGACCTGATTTTGATATCACCAAATCCCGTAAAGGGGTAAAGGTTTCCAGAGAAGCATTTCTGAAACGTAAAGACTTATTTGCGTTGCGAAAGTTGGCAGAAACAAAAACAAAAACTGAAATCATTGATTTTCTAGTTGCTAATTTTGTTTCTGGGAATCAGTGGGGTGGTGTGTTTGATACAGAGGCGAATGATGTCTATGCAGAATGGCAAACACGCATGCAGAAATTGGGATATACTTTTAAACAGGATATCCAAACTCTTTATGCAGACGGAGACCCATTCGAAGTAATTAATGGGCAACATCCTAAAGTATTAAAAATGTATCTTGGTAAAAAGATTTCTCTAGAATCTATTGCTATTTTGGCAAAAATAGGTATAATAGATAATACCGACTATAGTTCTTTATCGAATGATTTTATTTGGAATGACTTCGCGCATTTGGTAAAGAAATATAAACCCTTTGTCAAAATAGACAAAGATCACTACATCCGCCAACTAGAACAGGAGATTGGGACGGTGGTAAAATAACTATGGGTAAGTCTCGTAGAAGCGATTATGACGACCGTGGTTCCGACCGCATTAGACATAATGAAAAAGACGTAAATAAAATACGTAAAAGCAAAAATAATTTGTATAAATACTATACTAATCGGGATGAAGATCCTGATGAAGATTTATATTATGATACAAAATAAACCAAACATACAACGCAAACATAAG